TTGAGTCGCTCGTCGGAGATGATCGCCCCGAGCCCGGCGATGAGGCCGCCGGACTTTGCCGCATCCGCCTGATTCTGCTGAGCTCCGATGCCGAGGTCGGCGTTGTACTTGGCGATGTCGCGCGTGTTCAGCATGCCAAGCGTCTGCAGGTAGTTGCCGCTGTTCAGCTGGTTCGTGTTCTGCTGCAGTCCAGCATTCTGCTGCGCGACCCCGATGTCACCCTGCCTGCCTGCCCCGGTAACGCCGGCCAGCTGCTGCTGCGCCGCCTGCTGGTCGCCCAGCGCCGCCTGTTGCCCCATGCCGACGCCGGACAGGCCGAGAGCTGCCGACTGGTTCGCCGCGTTGCGTGAGGCGAGCGCAGCGTTTCCTCCGCGGGCCATGCGCGCCTGGGCCTGCTGCGCGGCAAGTGCATTGGCGATCTGCCGCTGCGCAGCGAGTTCTCCGGCCCCCTGTTGCTGACCACCGGCAACGCCCTGCAGCTGTTGCATCTGGGACAATTGGCCTTGGCGGAAGGGGTCGTTGCCCATCTGCAGCTGCGGAGCCTGCATGTGAGTGACGTCCTGCGACCACCATGCCGCGTTCGGATCTCCCTGTGCGCCCTGCAGAAGGCCTTGGAATTGGTCATTATTCTGGAATTGCGTCGGCGCATTGCTTTTGTGATCCCAGATGAAGTTTCCGGGGTCAAAAAGCTGCTTTGCGTCAACGAATCCCCAGTCGTTCCATGCCATGGTTCATCCGCTCCTTGCTGCGCCGACCTTGAAGTCTGCGCCGATTCCGCCGCCGATCAAGAGCAACTCGCTCAGCTCGAAGCTCGCCCCAGCATCTCCGGTGGCTTCGATGTCCTCGATTCGGAACGCGATCGCCTGGCACCTACGGTTGAGATGGAACCTGCGCTGGTACCGCGTCCCACCCAGCCCAGCCCCGCCGTAGGCTCCGACCCCATAGGCCCCGACTCCGTAGGCCGAGGGGTTCCAGTCAGCATTGACGTTAGCAATGAGCGCCGAGCTCCACGCGTCGTTGTAGTCGATCCGATAGCGGATCGAGAGCGAGTGGGCGCTCTTGAAGGAGCCCAAGAAGTAGGCGTACAAGATCTTCTGCCAACCCTGCAGATACTGCGCGAAGTGGATGTGCGCCGTGTCGATGACCATCGGGATTCGGCTGTTGTCGTCGCGGTACGAGCCCGGCGTCTCCACGAACACGCGCGAATCAGGTCGCAGGTAGTAGTAGAGCCCGCCAACCACGACCGCATCGAGTCCGGCGTGATTGGTGAAGGTCGACCACTGGTTCCGGTTGTAGTCCCACAGCAACGTGCGACCAGCGCTGGTCAGGTACAGGATGCGCTGGTTGGTCGGCAATAGTGTGGCGCGAGTGACGTCCTGCGGATCGTAGGATTCGGCCGGGTTGCCGATGTTCACGATCGACCGGTCCCTCGCCAACATCATGATACCCTTAGCGCTCTTGAACGTGATCCCGACCGGGGTAGCGCAGATGCTAGTCGGTGAGGTGCAGCCGACGTCCGAGGTCACGAGCTCGGCCGGCGTGAAGGAGTTGACCTCTGGGGATGCCGTCGGGTCCGCCAACGGTCCAGGCCCACCGAACACGTAGATGGACGTCTCCTTGAACGCGAGCATGGTGTCATCGAGCGCGGCCAGCGCAGTTACCCCACCTCCGAGAGGGTCGATCTGCAGCGACAGATCGATGGGCGCCTCGAGGGCAGTGTCATCGGCTCGTTGCTGCGAGTAGTTGACGACCAAGTCATCGCTCGAGTCGTTCCAGAACAGCCGCGCCTTGCTCACGGCGAGCATCCCCCCGCCCCAGGATGAGGGCGCGTTGCTGAGTATGCCGCCATTCGTGTAGAGCGGCTCACGCGCGATGAGCTGCGCGTCCGTCAGGTTGTCAAGGAACGTGACCGTATCGACGGTCGGATCGTTATTGACGTAGCGATTGGCCCCGGTGATTACCGTGACGTCATTGCTGGTGACCTTGAATAACGGAAGCGAGGTGTCGGTGCCAGTCGCCCCCTGCACCGTCCGCGCCACGCAGATGCGAACGTTGGTTAACCGGGTCAGCCGACACGTCGGGATCGCGTGCGAGGTCTGCAGCGGACCGCCGCTCACCGTGAACAGCACCTTCACGGACACCGGTCCTCGATGGAGCTCGCCCTGGGCGTCAACCGCCTCGTACCAGTAGGCGTATACGTAGGTCCCGTTTGGGATTGCGCCAGCCCCTCCGCTCGAGATGACGGAGGCCAGCGACACCGGTGCGCCGGCCGTATCGAACCCGATATCAGGGGCGGCGTGGAAGTCTGCTTCGTGCCACGCATCGCCATCGTAGTGCATCGGCGCCGAGCTCGCTAGGTAGAGGCCGCGGCCGAACTGAACCGTCTGATATGGCACCGAGAAGTTCATAACCGCGAGCTTGATGCCCTGCTCGCTGAACTGGTCACCGAACTGGGAGCTCAGCTGGATTCGGTAACCGATCGGCGCCGCATGGACGCGGCTGAATAGATTGGTCTCCGCGATCCCGACGGGCATCACTGATGGGAGATGGGTCGTCCATGCCCTCGTGCCGGCTCCCGTCGTGCGCATGTTCGAGCCCGAGCATGTCCCAGGCAGGAGCCGGGCCACGATACTGTTACCGGGTGTGGTGATCCCGCTGTCATCGGACAGACGCAGCGCGGCGACGTACGGGAAGAACCGCGCGGTGTGCGCGATGAGCACGTAGACGTCGCCGGTCTGCGCTGTGGATGGCGCGAGGGTTGACCCGTCATGCCAGGCGCGCGACACCAGGCCGTGCCCCTTGAGGCGCGTGAACGCCGTGTCAGTCGTCGTGATGGTCTGCAGCGCTACGCCGCTGTCGATGTCCGACAGGTCTGACCGGGTCGCAGTCCGTTCCGCCGCCCAGTAGAGTAATGGGAACCCGTCGGATCCAGTGGCGCCGAATCCGGCGGTGATTCGCGAGTATGTGGCGGCGCCCGCATTGGCGCCTAGCGCGGCGACCAACCGGCTCGTGGTGAATAATGAGGCCGGCGTGAGGAACCGAGCTGATGCTACGAGGCCATTGACCCACAATACAGCGACCGTCATTCCGCTGCCATCGTAGGAGCAAGCGATCGATCCGCTGATCGAGTCAGCGAATGTCGCAACGGAAGGTAGGCCGGTGGCCGGTCCCAGCGCACCATTCGGGGAAATGTAGCCAACACGGAACCCGCCACCGGCGCGCGCCCATGCGATCAGACCGGGCCGAACGTCAAACAGCCCAAAGGGCGCGTTCGGCGCGGGCTCGGCGTCGTACTTCGGGTTCGAGCCATCCAGGTCGCTCGTGAGTACGCTGATGACCGGTGCCGCGGCTGGCGTCGCCGGGTTGACCACCGCCACGAAGATCTGCCCAAGATCTTCCCTGGTCCACAAGACGTGGAGCACATCACCGACCGGGATGCAGGTGACATTCCTTGCCGATGTTGAAGCGTCGAGGTGGACCTGGCTCTGCAGCATCCGACCCGAGTCGGATTCCTGAATCGAGCAATATACCCCGCCCCGTGAATCCTCCCAGGCGATCGCGCTCACACCATGGCGCGTCGCTACGTCCGGCTGGCATTGGTAAGAGCCCGTGCGGGCGATCGGCAGCGTGGTCGCCGTGGTCGCAGCGACTTCACCAGTATCCGCCCACCGGTCTACGCTCGGGCGGTAGCTGTAGGCCCGCTTGTCGGTGAAGAGAATCACCTCACCGTCGCGCTCGGCCATACCCCTGGCGTTTGAGATGTCGCCCCCAGCCGACTGGATCTGCGTGGACAGGGCCCGATATCCGGTTCGCTTGCTGAGCGTGGTTTGACGCGTGAAAACGCAGTTCTGCAGGTCGAGTAGCTTCGTAGTCGGGACCTGCTTCGTGTCCGTCCGAGTATCGATGCCGCCCTCGAACTGGATGGGCAACGGAGATTTGCCATCTAGGGGCATCAAAACGCTCCGTTGACAATGTCAATACACGAGCTCATACATGAGCCATGACAAAGGTGCTCACCATCCTCACCATGCTGTCCATCGGATGCGCCAACATCCACGTGAACCGGGCCATATTGGTCGCGAGCACGCTGGCTCTGGCCTGCGATGCAGGTCAGACGATGCGTGCCGCGCGCGGCGGATGGAACGGTCAGACTGAGGGCAACCCAGTGATGGGAGAGCGACCTGATCAAGCTTTGGTTGCAGGGTACTTTGTTGGCGCCATTGCTGTGAACGCAATCGCTTGGCTTGCCACACCGGAACGTTACAAGTCGATTGCCCCACTCGCGGTCATCGCCGTTCAGGAACAGGCAATTGATGGAAACATCAAGACTGGCCTGGGTATATGTGGCATCTAGCATCAGTTCACGGTCCTGTATCCAAACATCTGGTCGCTGCCCGGCGTGCCGGTCTGAATAAGTTCCAATCGATATACTTTACCTGTACCTGCCACAAGTGCAGGCGAGGACCCGAAGAAGGTGAAAAACCCCGGGTTATTTGATGCATTGACCTGGGGTGTACCGATGACTGTAGTGGCTCCAGTTGTCGGATCGAGTTCCTGGAGCTGCGCAGTAAGCGTAGTTGCCGCCGAACTGGTCTTGTTCACGAAAATGTTCCACGTCGTAAGCAAGTCGCCAGGCTGCACTCTCAATGGCATCACAATAGAGAATGGCGTGATGCCCCCAGGGAACGCAGCGAATGTGCTAGTCTGTGTCATGGTCCCTCCGATCGGGAATGAGAACCCCGAATGGTACATCGGAGATTCACCTGACGTGTACAACGTGCCGTCAGTCATGACACGAACCGCCACCTTGGTGCCAGTGGTAGTCGGAAGGGCGGCTGGCATCGTGAGCACGTAGCTCGCCGCCAACGATGCCGGACTCGCGAGCCTTACCCGGTTGGTCGGCACCCCGGCGGTGGGGTTCGCCTTGTATTCGTAGAGGTCAACGTCTGCGTTGCGCATGCGCGCGTACTGGCGAACCCCACCGCCAACCTGTTGCTGGAACCAATAGCTGTCGGTCGCATCATCGAACAACTCGAGCGCGCCAACTCCCGCGTAGTCGCCGCCGATGCCGCCGGTGAAAGCCGCCACGTTGAGCGCCGCGCCCGCGGTGAGCTGGACGTTTGAGCCCGACGTGGTCCGCCAATACAGGTTGCTGTCTGCGCTGTTGAGGAAGAGTGCGCCGGACAGCGCCGTGACCGCAGATGTGGCTACCGCGAAGAAGTCGATCGCCACCAAGTCGGTGATGGCATGCGACGTGCCACCGCTGGACCACGAAACGTCGGCGTTGAAATTGACCGCAGCGACCGGGATCTTCACTCCTTTGCCGGTCGTATGGTCGTGCGCATCGATGAGCTGATAGCTCGTGTCGAAGATGGTGTCCCACACGTCGTTGCTGCCGTGGTCGGTCGGCAGGACGAGGCCCATGTTCGGGGTGGGTGGCTGGCTCATTCAGAAGACCTCCAAGATGGCGCCCGGCTGCGCCACCCCGATGCATGTGATGGTGATCTGGGTCTGAGAAGTCGCCTTCAGCGCCCATGCCCAGCTCGCGTTGGCGACCGTCGGAGTGATGGTCGCGCCGGTCGGCGCGCGGCCGAGCCCGTGCGTGATGACCGTGTCGCCGATCGCGAGATCCCGCGTGATGACTTGGCGGTCACGCAGCTGATCCGCGGCGCGCTGCGCGGTTTGCGCGACCTGGCGCATGGTAAACGCCGACACGTCGCCGCTCACGGGCGCGACTTGGCGCGGCCGAGCGGCGGGCCGCTGGGGCTTCGCGGCCGGCATCACCACCACCCATCCCAGCCGAGGCCGAGATCCATGTCGCCGTCGCGGCGCGGGTTGTCGATGAGCGAGAATGCCTCGCCGGCATCGCGCGCATCGCCGGCCATCTTTAGCATCTGGCCAAGCCGTTCGATCATCGGGTCGACCGACGACGTCGATAGGTCGGAGCGCATCAGCAGGTCCCGCTGTGCTAGATGCACCACGAGCCGCTCCTCTACCGGTACATCGAAGGTGACCAGCGAGGCATCGTTGACGTCGGTGAACTGCACCGGCAGCGGGATGAACCATAGCTTCCCTGTGCCACCAACGTGGTTGGGGGCAAAGATGAGGTTCTGGCCCTGCAGCCGGTAACGCACGCGGTGCATCGAGTTCCCGGTCGATGCGGTGAACTGGTGCTGCGTGTCGATGTCGTACGGATACGCGCGGAAGAACCGCGTGCCATCCGAGCTCACGTCGAGGTGGCGGAGCTTGTAGAAGGTGGGGGCGATCGTCGCCAGCGCATAAGTGTCCGTGCCGGCGACGATCGAGAACGTCGTATCGAGCGTGTAGTAGTCGGCCCAGCGCTGGACCATCATGTCGTACCCCTCGAGCAGCGCGTAGTTGATGCCCTGGAGGAGCACGGCCGGCGTGATGTCGGCTGAGTTCTCCCATTGGCCGAGCTGCTGCACGGCCAGGCTGAGTTGCGCGAAGCTGCGGGTGTACGCCATGGCTACTTGTATACGCTCGTGTCCAGGCCGGCGATTGTGAGAACCGCCAGATCTGCGGAGGTCAGGTCGGTCGCGGCTCCGGCGGCGGCGAACGTCCGCAGCGTGATCACGCCGGTGATCGGCGAGAACGCGGAGACCTGACCCCACAGGCCGCCAGTGCCCATGATCTCCGTCTCGATGGTCATCCACGCGAACATGCGCCACTGCGCCGCCACCGTGACGGTGTAGACCCCCGCGCTGGTGCGGGTCGGGATCTCCGCCGCCAGCGTGGAGAGCACGGAGGCCTTGATCGGCCACAACGGGGGGATGATGCCGTTGGTGGGCGCGATCGGCGCGGTAGCTCCCGTGCCGACGATCGCCAGCCGATAGTACTGGACCCCCATCGGGTAGTCCTTGGAATCCCAGCCGCCTCGGTTCTGCATGTGGCTCCTTACGCCAGCTGGCCGTTGACGTTCCAGCCGGGCGCCTTGCAGCTGAAGTTCATGTACTCGCCGACGCGGCTCTCGTAGGCGTCCGCGAGCTCGGCGACCTTGATGATGGACCCGGCGCGCTTCTGCAGGAAGTTGGGGGCGGCGCCGGCCGAGAACATGGTGATGGTGTCCATCGACAGCATCCACACGCGCTTCGTCTGGCAGCACCGGTCCGAGTAGATGGTGAGCTCGTGGCCCTCCATCGTGACCTGCCACCCGCGATAGCCGATGTCGGCCATCTTCTTGCCGCCGTAGCTCGCCGCCTGGTCGACGACCCACTTCCCTTCGAGCTGCTTGGTGAGCGAGCCGAGCGCGCGCGGGTTGGCGAACACGATGTCCGGCTCGCCGCCGATGTTGTCGACCTCCTGCACCATGTCGACGAGGAGTTCGTGGATGGGCCGCGAATCGGTCCCGTCGACACGGATGCCGCCCAGGAGCTCGGGCTCGGGCGAGCGGTCTACGTTGTAGAACAGCGTAGAGGTCGGCGCCGTGTCCGGGAACCAATCGATGAGGCCGGCGGGCGCGAGCCCGTTGGTGGCCGCCGCGTTGGTGATCGCGTCACCGTTCAGGAACACGAAGTCGTTCGTCGCAGCGGTCGCGATGCCGGTCGAGATGTTCGCGGTGAACGTGATCGTCCCGGCCGAGCGCTGGACGGACGCCACGGTCAGCGTGCCGGTCTTGATGGTCTGGATCGTGTCGCCCGCACCGGCCGACAGAATGATGGTGTCGTTCTTGACGACACCCCACGTACCAGCCGCGTCGTCGAGCGTCATCACCGTGGTCGCGAACGAGGCGTTTGTCATGCGGCCGATGTGGCCGGAGCGCGAGCGGAAGAACCTGAAGTTCAGGTAGTTCCCCTCGGCCTGCATGAGCTTGTCGAACTCGTCGAACGCCGGCTCGAAGGCGTCCATGTCGCCATCCGCCGTCGCCTCGATGGTTTCGTTGTCGACGCGGCCGATGCGGTAGTGGCGCGCGCGCTTCACCTGGAAGGCGGCATACTGGCTGGCGTTGGTACCGGTCAGCGCGTTGAGCGCCGTGGCGAACACCGAGGCGCCCCCGCCGGGAAGCGTGGTCTGGATGGGCTGAACCCATTCGCGACCGCCGCCGGGCTTCTTGTTGGACTTGTTGACCATGCCCAGCGCCTTGTTCTTCTGATAGGCGAGGTTGGCCACGACTCCAGGAGCGTAGTGCTCCTTGAGCATTGGATCGAAAGCAGTGAGGTCGAGTGCCATTCTGAGGTCTCCATCACGATGATGTCGACCTGCTCACGCGCGCCGATTACTCGTCGGCTGGCCTCGTTGCGAACGCAGAGCGCATCTTGCGCCGGCTCGCAGCTCGGTGGGCCTCCATCGAGAACTTGCCGTCAACCAGAGCAGGATTGCTCGGCGGCGGGGTCGTCGTGGCTGACGCCTGGGCGTTCGTGACTGCGCGCGTGCTGCGAATGGCCTGGGCAGCTGCTGGTGCTCGCGTCGCGTTCGCCGCAGGGGCTGCCGGCTGAGCCGGGGCCGCGGTGAACAGGTGCTTCCGCCTGTCGTGCCAGGCGGTGCTTTGCTTCTGAAGGTGGTCGTTGGCCCTACGTGCGGCCTCGGTCCAGTGGATTTGCTTGCCCTCGGTTTTGAGGGCGTGGTTGTAGACGTCGACGATGAGAGATGCGGCATCTTCCTCGGCTGCGAGCCACGGGAAGGCCTTGACGTGCTCTGGCGCGGCCAGAGCTTGGCCTATTGCCCGCTCGGCGACTTGGCGCTGACGCGCGGTCTCCGCTTCCTGCGCTCGGGCCTCGATCTGCTGTTCTCGGGTCCCGACCTTGGCGAGCTCGCGCTTGGCCTGCTTCAGGACACGCTTGCCCTCGAGCGCCTGCTTCGTAGCGTCGGTGAGCGGGACGCCCAGCATCTGCGACAGGCTGGTGATGAGGTCGGTGATCTCCCCCTTGACGTCGTCGTCGGTCGCGGCGCCGGTCCACTTCTTCAGCAGGTCGACCACCGCGCCATTGGGATCTGCGAAGTACTTGTCACCGAGCGCGACCAGGTCGCTCGAGCGAGCTTGCGCCTCAACCTCTGCGGAGCGCCTCTCGAACTCCTCACGCGCGGCGACGAGCTTCTGCCGCTCCTGCGCGACGGCGGGGTCAAGCGAAGGTGCCGGGGCTGCAGCGGGGGCGGTCGGAGCCGCTGGCATGGAGGGCGGCTGACCAGCGACGTGAGGGGCCGCTGCGGGCTCCGGCGAGTCCGACTCTACCTCGAGTGCGGGCTCCATGTCACCATCGCCGTAGTCACCGAGCTGAGGTCTCAGCGCCGCGCTGGCCTTGGCGAACAACTGACGCGTCTTCTCGCTGACCGACCGTCCGCTGCGGCGCGAACCCTGCGCATCCGAGAAGCTCGCGACTCCGCCGTCGATGGCATCGCTCGGATCTGCATCATCGCCCGCGGTCTGGCCTTCGGGGAGGTCATCGGCCACGTCGATCGTGGCTACCAAGTCGTCATTGTCGTCGCTCATGCCATTGCTCCTGGCATCCCAGGTGGCATCGGCATCGGACCCTGCGGCATCGGGCCAGGAGGTCCGCCCGGCGGGATGCCTGGTGCCGGAGGGCCTCCGGCGCCAAGGCCGGGCTGCAGGGTCATCGCGTTGGGCTGCATCGTGGTCTGGACACTC